CAACGCCGGAGGTCTTGCCGACGAGCATCGTGTCGGCCGCGCTCGTGAGCGCCGCCGCCACCACGGGCGTCGCGCTCGAGCCGTTGACCTGCGCGTTGATGTGAGACGAGTCCCACGAGCCGATGAATGCGTTGTACTGCGCCGGGATGCTGACGAATCCGGTCGACTTCAGACCGCCGCTATCGGTCAGCGAGAACCGGAAGCCCGACGACGACGCGCCCATGTTGTAGAGGCGATTCGTGTTGTCCGAGAGGAGGCATGGATCGCTGCTCGCCGGAGAGCCCGCGGCGGCGAGCGTGTTCATCTGCGCGAGCGCGATGATCGTCCCCGCCCCCACGGTGGCTAGAGACGACGTGGCCACCGACGTCACGAGAGAGTCGGTGCTCGCGGAGACGAAATGCGCCGGAGTGAATCCGCCGACCGTAGTTCCTGTCGTCGGCAGCGCCGTATCCAGGTTGAGCGGGTTCGATCCGCTCGTGCCGGCGCTCGCGGTGCCGCTCCAACGCGGGTTCGCCCCCGGCGCGGTGTAGTTCGCGCGCCACCAGCCGTTGACCGTGAGCTGCGCGGGGGAGAAGTACTCGAACTGTCCGCCTCCTGCGGGGTTCTTCCCGAATGGCGTCGTTACGATGACGTCGACGACGCCCGCGGCGTGCGCCGGCAGGGTCACGTTGATCGCGTTGTCGCTCGATACGACGAACGTCGCGCTCGTGCCGCCAAACGTGACCAAGAAGGCGCCGGTGAAGTGCTTCCCCGAGATCACGACCGTCTGACCGCCGCCGCCCGGATCGCCGACGGTGTAGTTCAGGCTCGTGACGACCGGGGCCGGGCCCCAGAAGGCGAATGGGAAGGGCGGCGGCATCAGGAGTGGTTTTGCGTGTACGAGCCGTACGTGTTCGTGCCGTCATTAAAGAACGTGTAGACGTCGGTTCCGGAAGTCGTCTGCGTCGGCGCCACGCCGCCGGGCCACTTCACGGTGGGCCACGTGACGGTGCAGGATGCGCCGCCGCCGGTGAGGCGGACGGTGATCGTCTCTCCGCTCGCGACGTTCGAGAACGTGATCGTGTTGCCGCTGTTCGCCAAGGTCTTGGTGAAGACGTTGCCGAGGCTCCAGTCGATCGCGAGCGCGCCCATCGCGACCGATGCGCCGCCGGGGTTGACCTTCGCCGCGAAAGTGACAGTCCCGGACGAAAAGACAGGGATCCCGGTCGAACCGCCGTTGTTCGCGCCGAGGCCTCCGTTCGCAGTCGACAAGGGCAGCGACGGGCCGCTCGACGGAGTGACCCATACGAGATCCGTGCCGCCTGCATTGACTGCGAGCACTTGGTTCGCTGTGCCGATCGAACTGCGGAGCCTGCTGGGGCCCCCGCCGCTGAACGACGCCACACCCACCGGAGGCGCCCCGCTGCCAATGAGACCGAAGTAGGTTGTGGTGAATCCGCCCGCGGTCGTCGTCGCCTTGCAATTGACCTGCACTTCACCGGTGAAGTCCGTGAGTGGATGGGCGCCAGCGCCACCACCGCCGGGGCCGGCGTCGATGAAGATACCGTCTCCGAAAACATTCGTCTGCGTCACATGTCCAGGGTCGCCAACGAATGGATTGCCGCCGCTGACCCCGAATGCCGATATATCGAATGCGCCTGCCCCACCTGCCGTGTTGTCCGTGGAGACGCGAACGCCAACGAGCGTGATCGAATCACCGTGGAAAGGACCGTCCGCCGTGAAGTAGGAAAGTCGGTACAGGCCGTCGGCGGGAAAGGTGGCCGTCGCCGGAGTCTCGGTGCCGCCCGTCGCGGCGTAGACCTCGAAGAAGCCCTTATTCGGAACCCCCGCATCCCAGCCGATAGCCATGACCCCGGCACTAGGCACGGTGAAGTTCGGATCCGCCGTGCCCGCGTTCGCGCCGCTGAGGTAGAGCAGGCCGGGGATCGTGCCGCTGAGGGAGGCGCCGCCGCCCCCGCTCGACGTCGCCAGGTCCTCGGTCCACACACCGAACTCGAGCCGGACGCGTCCGCTGGCGTCGCATTTACCGATGACATCGGAGGTCCCGGCGGCTACCGGGGTGAACCGCTCAATGCTCCCAGTCGTGGAGCAGCGGACCCAGGAGGCGGTGCCGACCCCGAGACCTGACACGGATGCGTCGATGGTCCCAGTCTGCCAAATCTCGATCGAGCCGAGCCCGGACCCGCTCGACGTGGTGACGGCCACCCCCTCGGCTCGCCGGCTATAAAGCGTTCGGTTGCCCGACGTCGCGACGACATAGCCGCCGCTGTCGGCTGGGAGGACGAGGTTTCCGACGGCGATCGATGTCGCCGCGCCGTAGGGGACGCCCCAGAAGACGACCGCAGACGACGGCGAGGGCATCAGAACGAATCCGTGCTCTGCGCCCAGATGCGGAGATTGGCGGCGACCGCGCTGCGGACGATCAGCCAGCGATCGGTAGTCCGATGCAGCCGGAAGTATACCGGCGGATTGCCGGCCTTCAGGAGCGCGCCATCCGTGGTCGCATAGGTCGGCGTCGTCGTGCTTCCAGCGGCGACGCTGGCCGTGGTCGTCAGGTCGTTCTGCGTCGTCGGCGAGAAGTAGAAGATGATGTCGCTCGTGTCCGCCTGCATCCACAGATTGACGAAGCGAGGCCGGTCGCCGGTCCCGTCCGGCGGCTGCCCGTCGCTGCCGAGGTCGAGCAGGGCGAGGTCGTATGGACGCGCGGTGTTATCCGTCCCGATCGCCATGGTGAGCCCGCGGCGCGGCGGCCGAAGCTCGGCGTATTGGTGTTCGGCAATGGCCACGAGGGCCTCCAGGTCAGCGGCGGCCGGGGCCTGAGCCCTCGAGCCTGTCTAGGGCCGTCTCGCTGGATGGAAGCTTCGTGGACCGCGGCTTCGCTGGTGCGGTCGAAGTACTTGGGGAGGATACAACGTTTTGCTGGAGCAGGCGAGCATGGTCGGGCGTCTGCGATGGTGTCGCGGGGATGCCAAGCAGGCTCCCGATCTTGAGCCGCTGTTGGAAAGGAATGCTGCGCCCGCGGGCCATGTGAGTTGCCAGCGCATCCATGGTGCGCTGCTGGAGCTCGGCGAACGCGAGGGGCATGAGGGCCTCCGCCGTCTCGGCGCCCTCGGGCGTCAGCTTGCCCGCGGCAGCCTCGGCGAAGAAGCGTGACGGCTTCTGCGCATACCAGGCGTAGCGCGCGAATTCGGATGCCTGTGCATCAGTCATATGCGGCGCCGGATGCGGGTCCAGCGGGTCCGGATCGGCCGCCACCGGCATCTTGCTCGCGAGGAACGACAGCGACGAGGCCATGCGCTGCGTCATCGCTCCGGCCAGCTCCGGGCTCGTGGCGGCGAGCGGCTCCGTCTCCTTCGCGAGACTGTCCATGGTCCCTTGCGGATCGGACTGGAGCGCGGCGATCTGCTTCATGACCGAGAGCGCAACAACGCGCGGCCGCTCCGTCGGATGCGCCTCGAGGAGGCCCTTCGCGGGCTCCGTAAGCAGGCCCCTGGAGGCCGAGACGCTCATCTCGTCGACATGGGCCACGAGCTTGGATACCGCACCGGAGTCGGCGAGATTGCGGAGGGCAACGGCGAGCGCGGCATTGCCTCGCTCTTTGATCAGCTTGTGACCGATGGCCGCGACCGGAGCCGCGAAGAGGTGCCCGCTGGCCGCCGCCGCGATGCCGGCGGCATAATCCGTTGGCGAGATCGTCCGCGCCTTTGCCATCCGCGTGGCGCTGTCATCCGCGACGTCTTGAGCGATCGACAGGGCCCGATAGTCATGCTTCAGCGACTGATATTCGGCCTTTGCGGCCCCGGGGATCCCATCACTCGCCTTGTCGAGCGCGTCGGTGATCAGGCCCTCCATCTCGCCGCGGATTTCACGAAGTGCCGCCACTCGGCGCCCCGGATCCAGCGTCTTGGTCTCCTGGTAGACGATCTGATCGAGCCCCTGCCGCTGCTTGAGCAGGTCTTGGATGCTGACCGTACCGTCAGGCGCGATCGGGAGATGCTGCAGAAGCGACATGTGATAGTTGTCGATGGCCCCCACGACGTTCTCGTTGCCCGCGATGCTCGCAGGCTCTGCCCGAACGCGGCCCATGGCGTCGCTGATCTCGCCCGCGTGAATGCGCGCGCCGCTCGCCTCGGTCATCTGTCCGAGCTGCGCACCGACGGCCGACCGCTCCTCCGAGATCCGGGGAAGCAAGTCCGCCGGCCGACCAGACTTGATGGCGCTCCAGATGGTGTCATTGTTCAGGACCCGGCGATTGATGACCTCTCCCACGACATCGGTGCCACCCATTTTCTTGGCCATCGCCGCGTATCGCGTCCCCTGGAGCCCATGGCCTGCGCCGATCGCTTTCCAAGCCGCCTCATCGGCCTGCTTCTCTACCCAGTCATCCACGCGGTCGGCCTTCGATAGGACGCCTCCCTCGCCGCCAGATTCCGCGCGAGCCGCCGTGGCCTCTGCGTCTGCCGCCGCGCCTTCCGCGACCGATGCCGGCTTCGGCACATCGCTGCCAAGCTTGGACGCGACCTCCTCCGCCGAGCGGCCGCCGCGACCCAGCATCGCCCCAATGCCGCTCTTGGCGAGCGAGCCTAGGCCACCCAGCGCCGCGCCTCCGCCCCCGCCCCAGAGCGCCCCTGAGCCCACGGCGGCATAGAGCTTGTCGGCTGTCAGGTCGACGTTCTGCGTGATGCTGTCGGTTGCCGTCTGGGCGACGTTGTAAAGCGCGCCCTCGGCGGCTCCGCGCGCGCCCATGGCGATGGCTGCCGATGCGGCCCGACCGACTGCGCCCTTGGCCGCCAGGTTGCCCGCCAGCGCCTTGGCGATGCCGCCCCCCAGCGCCTCGCCGCCGGCCGAGACGAGTCCCGCCGGCCCTCCGCCCGCGCCCAGCACTGAGGCCGCGCCCATGCCTAGCACGTTGCCCGCGCCGAAGGCGACTGGGGACGCCTCCTTCTGTTGCGCCAGGTCTGCGGCGTACTTGTCGCCGGCAGCTTGGCCGCCGACGGCGTCCGCGAGCTTGCGCATCCCGGCCTGCGCCAGGCCCACCGTCGCGCCTTCGCGCACGCCCTCGCCGAAGGCTGCCGCAGTAGGCGGCGCATCCGGGCTCGAGCCGAGCAGCAGCGGGTTGAGCGCGCCCGCGGCGGTCGATATGGCGCCCATGACCTTGCGCCCGGTCGGGAGGGCATCGTATTTCGCCTGCACCTCGCGCTCGGCGGCCTGCTGCTTCGTGAGAACCTGCGCCCCCTCGGGAAGCTTGTCGACATCGGCAGCGTCGATGGTCGCGAACTTCCCGTCAGGGTCGAGGACCGCAACTCGCTTGGCTGGAGCCGGCGCCTTCGGATCCGCCATTTACTTGTCACCATGGTAGGAAGTCGACCCGGGCATCTTGCCGGCATCTTTCCTGGAGGACGTCGCGGCGGCCTTCTGAGCACGGTATCTGGCCTGCACCTCGGGCGTGGCGGAGGCCATCGCATTGTCCTCCTCGTTATTGAGAATCTTCAGCGTGTTCTCGATGGCCCGCTTTCGTGCCGATTGGGACTTATTGCCCAGCGCGATGTTCGCCCTCAACTCTTCGGCCGCGACCACATTGCCCATAGTGGCCTTCATGGCCTGATTGGCGAAATCCTGCCACGCCTGCTCGCGCGCGTTGGCGTCTGGGTCGAGCAACGCTTCCTGTGCCACGCCCGGAAGGACGGCCCTCGCAGCTCGCTCGCTGTAGTCTCCAGGGCTCTTGGCGAGCGCCATCTGAGCGGTGGTCGCCGCCTGCTTCGCCTGAGGGATGCCGGCGGTCTGCAGCATCTGGGCAATCTTCGCGACCTCCTCATTGGCCTTGGCCGGCCGCTCGGCCTGTCCCTTCCGCTCCTCGATGGCCATCTGGAGCGCCGCGTGTCGATCGTCCTTCTTCATGTCCGCAGCGGCGTTCAGGCCGACGAGACTGCGCGCCTGGTCATGGGCTCGAAGCTCCTTCTGTAGTTCGCGAGCCTGAGCCTCGTTGTAGGTGATTCCGTCGCGATCCCTCCAAAGACGGCCGCCCGCCTGGGGCAGGATGAAGCGAATCCCCTGCGCGATTTGCTGCGCCTTTAGGTCCTCGAGCGACGCGATTGCGCTGTTGGCGCGATTCGCGGCCTCAGTGTCCTTCCAGAGCGCCGCGTTTTGCCCTAGCTGCGCCTGAACCGTGTCGAGCGCCGCTGCACGAGCCATCGCCCGCGCCGCGTCCGCGTTCTGGTATTTCGACATCGCCAGTCCGAAGGCGGTCTGCTTGGCATTCACCGTATCCCGCGCCGCCTGGTAGGCGCTCATCTGGGCCTGGACGTCCCGATCGATCGCGACATTGATCGCATCCATCCCCGGGTTGCTCCCGCCGCGCGCGCCCTGGAGGAAGCCGCCGAGCGTCATCGAGACGAAGCTCGCAATCTTCTGCCCGGTGGATCGCGTCGCCCAAAAGCGGTTCGGGTCGACGGCCATCTGCGAAAGCGACTTGACCGAGTTGTCGAAGTCGGCCTGCCGGTCGGACATCTCCTGATCCCGCTCGGCGATCGACTGCTGCATCGCGGCTTCGCGGAGCCGCGCTTGCCGCTCTTGGGCGAGGGCCTGCTCGTACTCACGCTGAGCAACGTTCTCGGTGTTCTGCGTATTCGCCGAGACGGCCTGGTGCGCTGCCTCGTTCGCTACGCCCTGCTGCCCGAGCAGCGTCGGGCCGCGCGTCTCCACCTCGTGAGCCGGCGTGACGCCGCCACCTCCAACCATGGTGAGCGGGAACTCGCCATGCGCGCTCGTGTCCTCGGGCGGCGGTGGCGGTCCCGCCGGCGCGTTGACGTTGGGCGGCCCAGCCGGCGGCGCTGGCGGCGGAAGGGGCGCGCCGGTTGTCTGATCCAGATTGATCGGCGGCTGGACAGATGCCGTTGGCTCCGGCATTGAGGCCAGCGGGGCCGTGGACGAGCCGCCGGGCGGCGGCATCGGGATGGCCGGCGTCTGCGGCGGAGGTAGCCCAGGGCCGATGCCGGCGGCGGCGGCGCCTGCGGCGAACGGGTCGGCCTGCGCGGGCTGCTGGTAGGCGCTAAGCACGTCCTGGAGGAACGGATCGCTCACTCGTTCATTGGCGCTTCCTCGCTGGCGTTCGATGGGTCGAGCCCGTCGAGAATTTCTGATCGGCCTTCATGGCCGCAAGCACGTCGGCAATGCTCGCCTTCACCGGCGGCTTCGCCTGCGCGGGCGCCTGGATGGGAGGCGCCTTCGGGAGTGGGAGCGGGCTTGGGCCAGAGGGCGCCACCCGGGAGTCGTCGAGCACAAGGCGGTCGCCCGCCCACCGGTATTGCGGCTCGGCGGCGACAGCCATCGCGGGCGGAGCCGGCAGCGGGTGAACGGCGGGCGCGACGCCGGGCGGGAGCGGCTCCTCGGGCGACGATGCGCCGATAACCCCGGCGGCTCGCTTATCGCCCTGGGGCTTGCCCTGCTGTACATAGTCCGCCTCGATCTGCGCGGGAGTCCGGACGGCCCCCGCTGCATACTTCCGGTCGGCGCCGGCCATCCCACGAAGCACCTGGCGGGAGAGATAATCCGGGATGGCGAGCGCCTGGAGAGGGGAGCCCGGCGTTACGGCGTCCCTGAGGACCGCCGCATCGTCACTCTTTGGCCCTGCCGCCTGATCGTCCCGGATCGCCCACCCTTCCATTTCCGGATTGCCGCGCTGGAACGTCTTCATCTCCCGGCGGCTGGGCTCGACGACGATCTCGGCGCCCTTCTCGCCGACCTTGACCCGATCGCCCTCGCCGATCGGGCCCCCGTCTTCGCGGCCGTATTGCGCCTGATTACCATTGCCGTGGGCGAAGCTCGCGGCGAAGTTCGACGCCTGCTTGTACTGGCCGATCGGGCTGACGCCGCGGATGCCTCCGCCGCCGGAGAAGTCGGCCGCTGAGCCCTCAGAGCTGCCCGAGCCGGCCGCGACGCCACCCAGGTTGATGCCGCCCAGGAGTTTGCTCGTCTGCGGCGCCGGGATCACGAAGCCATCCGACGGTGCGGTGATGATCTCCGGGCCCTGCTCTCCCACGAGGTAGGCGTTTCCGGAGTCGACCGGGCCTCCCGCGGCGCGCGGGGCGATGAGGGTCGGGGGGATGTAGCCCTGCTCCGGCCCGTGGTAGGCCGTATCGATCTTCGCGGCCTGGTCCTGGAGGCTCTTGCCGAAGTTGCCGACCGCCGAGGCGAGGCCCGGAGGCGCCGGCTTCGCGGCGGGCTCGGCCTTTTCGGCCTCGGCCGCCCCCTCGATCTTGGCGTCCTGCTTGAGCCGGTAGCGAGCCGACTTGGCCGCCTGCTCTTCCTTCGGCGTCGACTCGAGGCCCTCAGCCCTCCGAGCGCCCGCGCCCATCAGGGTCTCCTCGTCGCGCGCCCTCTGGACCGCGATCGGACTGGCGTAGGCCTGCGGCCCCGCAGGGTTGTCCCCATGAGCGGCGAAGGACTGCATCTGCCTAGCGCGGTCGGCCCGGATCCCGGCCTCCATCGTCGCGATCTGCTCCTGCGTCGTGCCAGGGCCCACGCCCCAAGTGCGAGCCCCGGGCGCCATGGCCGCGGGAGGAGCCAGCAGAGCCGGCGGCGGGCGCTGCGGCCCCGTCGGGTTGATGCCGGGATGCCGGCCAGCCGGAAGGAACAGCTCCGCGCCGCCAGCCCGGTAGGGGTTGCCCGGCGCGTCGCCGACGACCAGGGGCTCCCCGGCCCGGACCATGCCGCCTTCGGCCTTCGGGACCACGGCGCCTGCCGTGCTCGTGGTCACGGCGCCGACGAGGCCCATTGCATTGGTCTGGTTCATGTTGGCGTTTTGCCCCGCCACGCCCGCGTTGACGCCCATCGCCGCGTTCGCATTCGCCGAGCGCTGCGCTTGCTCGTTCTGCGAGGCTCCGAGCTGCGCCGTTTGCACCTGGTTTCCGAGCTGAGAGAAGCCAAGCCCGGCCTGGTCGTTCTGCGCCCGGTTCTGCAACTGGGCGCTCGTATTGAATTGCTGTTGGCCGGTCGCGAGTTGCGCGCCAAATTGAGCCTGCTGGACCGCCGCATCCTGCGCGGTCTGGTCGCCCTGACGCATGCCAGTGAAGGCGCCCATCGCGCCCTGCTCGGCCTGCATGCGCTCATTCGCGGCGTTCGCCTGTGCCTGGTCGGAGATGCCCTGCGCCGCGTTCGCCGCGCTGGTCCCGATCTGCCCCTGCGCATTCGCGACATTGTTGGCCGCATTCTGCTGCGCCAGCGCGAGCGCCGCAGGTCCGCGGGCCGAGGCGGCCATCGAGGCCTGCCCCGCCATGGCCTGCCGGTTCTGCTCCTGCGTCTGCCTACCGAGCGCCGCCCGGTCGACCGCTGCCTGCTGGCCAGCGATGCTAGGCGTAGCGCCCGTGGCGCGCTGGTACATCAGGTTGGCCGTCTGGCCTTGCGCAGTACGATCCGCGCTCCCCATCGCCGCATGGCCCGCCGCGTACTGGTAATCCGGCTGCGCATATTGGAAGTTCGCCTGCGGCGCGGCGCGGTTCATTGCGTTGGCACCGATCGAGTTGTAGTAGCCGGCCGCCTCGGCGGCCCCGTTCGGGTTGCCGCCATAGTTGTAGGCGTTCGAGTTGACCTGGTAGGCGCCCTGGGCCGGAGCCTCGTACTTGTTCTTCGAGCCGAAGATGCCGGAGATGATGTCGCCGATTCCCATTACGTCGCTCCTTCGGGCACTTCGAACGCGCCGGGCTGCGGGGTCACTTCGAGCGTGAGTGCGAGCCACGTGGAGGCGGCCCCATTGCCGACGGTGCCGCTGGACGGGGTCGCATCCGTCACGCGGATGCCGACGGCCTGCGATTCGCCGTCGTTGTGCGCGTCGTGCTGGAGCTGCGTGATCGGCCAGCCGGCGCTCAGGAGCCCATTGATCGTGGCCGCCGAGTAGACCTGCGGCGTCCGGTAGGACGCCTCGTAGTTGTAAGACAGCGCCACTGATGCATCGTGGTCCGTCGTGTATCGCTCGAGCATCAGCGCCCGGCCGAAGAGCTGGCGCCCCTGAATGCCGCTCACCTTGAATTTCGCTGTCTCTGCCGCGCGCGCGATCCACTGCGAGCCGTCGAGGTAGGCGCTCGGATCGCTGGCGTCGCGCTCGACATAGAGTGTTCCGTCGGTCGCGAGCCATGCGTAGCGGTAGGCGCCATTGAAGAAGACGACGCAGGCATCCTGCGCCGGCTGATCCGCGCCCGACCCGAATCGCCGGTCCACCGACACCCAACCGCCCGTGGTCGTGTCGTACACGACATCGCGCCCGGTCGCGCCACTGACGACGCCGCTCGATCGCGATTGGCCGAGCGAGATCCGGATGAGCGCGTTCTGGCGGTCCACCACGACCGATTGAACCACGGGGTAGTTTGCGAGCGTCACGCGCACCTGCGAGCCCCAATAGTCGACGGCGGCGCCGCGATTCAGAAGCTCGATGCCTCGCTGGCTCTGGAAGACGATGCCGAGCGTCGTGGCCCGAATGCTGTTCGAGTCGATGCAGCCATCCTGGCTCGCGATCCGTCGCGGGGTGCCGAGGCCGCCGGAACTGCCGTTGTCGGCCGGAGGATCCCCCGTCACCGCGAAGATGTGTCGGCGCGTGAACGCGAAGAGCGTGCCGTCCATGACTTCGAGGCCTGTCACGATATCGTCCAGCGGGACGGTAAAAACGGGACTGAACCACTGCCCCTCGCCATCGATCGGCTGGCTCGAGTACCAGAGCGTCGAGCCAGCCGCGCCGACGAGCATCCCATTGTAGGCGACGAGATGCGTCAGCCCGGGCGGGGCGCGATGGTCCTGGCTCGCGCCATTGGTTCCGGGCAGATTGCCGGTGCCGTAGAGTAGGGCGTTGCTGATCAGATCGGCATCCGCGACGTTGTCGACGAAGATGAGCGCCCCGCCCGTCGGGTCGTTCGTGATCTCCCCTGCGTAGTAGTAGGGAGGCTGCCCCCCGTCGGCAGTGGCCCAGACGAATAGCCGAAGCGCCTTGTTTTGCGTCCCATAAACGAGATGCGAGCCGGCTACCATGCCGCGTGACGTCATCGTCAGTGGGCCCTGCAGGGCGACATTGATTTTCTTGCTCGCGACGGGGCCGGCGAGGAATCCGGTGAGCGACACGCCAGAGACGTGCGTGTCTCCGTTTGCATCAGTGTCGACGAACGTGGCCGCATAGCGGCGACCTACGGTGAGCGACACAGCTCCGGCCGCGCCCACCGTGGGCACAGGGGGCGCCGGCGCGCTGACGAAGCCGAGTTCGGTAAGCTTTACGCCGTCGAACACGCTCGCAATGCCGCCCGAAAGGACGGTCGTGCTGCCGTTCACGGTGGCCGCCCTCCACCGCGCCGGATTTGCAAAGTCATAGACTGTGGCCGAAGTCGCCTGCGTCGTGCCGCTCTTCTGCGTCGTGAATGCCCACACATATTGGCCATTGCCGAGCGCCGCGACGCGCGCGTTAGGGGTCGGGTTTGTGTCGAGATAGGAGACGTAAATCCCGCGCTCGGTCGGGGCCGCAACCGGCCGCAGATACATCGCGACAAGCGCGACATTGGTCGTGTCCGGAGTCACCTCACACAGCGCGATGTCGTTCGAGAGAAGATTTGCGGAGAATGTCCGGGAGGAGCAGTGCGCGTAGACCTTGCTCCCGATGAGAAAGGGGCGGCTCTGCAGACGCATGCTGGCCATGACGCCGAGCGTCCCGTTCGTGGCAGGAGCTCCGGCGTTGTTACGGATTGCTTGAGCCAGGAGCGCCGCGCTCGTCTTGACGTAGACGGCAGCCCCGCCACCGGACATCTGCGACACGCGGACGTCGAAGCTCACACCGTATGTGCCCGGAGCGGCGACGAAGACAGTAGCGAGCGTCACGAGCGTGCTTGTGATGTTTGTAGGGTCGAGCCCCTGAGCCTTGACGTTGCCAGACGTGTTCTCGCTCCAGACCACCCAGAGCGTCGAGCCACCCTCCACAAGGTCCCAGGCGACCGGCGTCGTCGCTGTCGTGAGCGTTTTGCTAGCGACAGATCCGGAGATGTTGACCGAGCGCACCGTGAGCTGACTGGCCCCGCCGGGCGCTGTCGTGTTCAGATAGGCGATGGCGATGGCGCTGGCGCCAGTCAGGCTGACTACCCGCCCCTCATTGCCGTTCATGTCCGTGCAAATGTGACCGGCGATGACCTGCCATCCGAGCGCGACAGTCGTCGCGGACGTCGTGTCGAGATAGACGCCGTCGATCGCGTTCGCCGTGACGCTGTTGAACAGCGCGACGATATAGGTCCCATACGTCGCGAGGGCGATTGAGGTCGTCGAGCCGGTGATCGTCCCGCCAATCGTCGTGGGCGGAAGAATGACCGCGCCGGTCGCAGAGTCCATGACAGCGAGCACCGCGATGCACTTCTGCGCGGCCGCATCGTTCTGCGTGATGGCGCTCCATGCGATGGCCGTATAGCCGTTCAGCGCAGCGATATCGGTGGGCGAGCTCTGGCCGAACGCGACCGATGGGACGGGGAGAGGTGTGCACGTCGGCTCGGGAACGGGGCCTTTTGTGACCCACCGGCCGAGCGCGGGACTGTATTCGTCGAGCGTGACGCCGTCGATCACGCAGATCTGCTTGCCGTCCGGGCCGGCCGCGAACGTGCGCAGGCCGGCCGATCTGCTCGAGCCATCCATCCGCGTCGACGGGATCTCCTCGAAGCCGAGGCGCTTGGCATAGCCGCCCGTCTGCTTCGTGCGGCCATTCTCAAGGACGGTAAACGCCTGCGTCGGGTCAAGCACCTCGGCCGGCTGGCTCTCATCGATGCTGCCGGCAAACGCAATCTGAACGAGCTGAGGCTCGCCCATTAGCCGGACTCCTCCACTCGGATCGTGACCGTGCCTGCGGCCTTACTCGTCAGGACCAGCGTGTTGGCGGTCGTGTCGGTGTGCTTCAGCAGGATCGGCGCGACCGATCCGGACCAGTCGACCGGCCACCAGCGCACGCGGCCGTCGAATTTGTGCTCGAAGCGGTATTTCGTAGTCCCGGTGGCGTCGACCGGCCAATCCTCGAAGTCGACTCTGCGCGGCGACCAACGGCGTCGCAGCAGCGCGACGTCTCGCAGGACATTCGTGAATGCGCGCGCGAGGCGGTGCGGATCCTTAGCCTCGTCGGGCGTGACCTGCTCGCCGGGCGGCAGTGCACGGTCGAGCACGCGCATCTTGCCAACGAAGGGGACGATCACGCTCATCGGAACCGCCTCGGGCCCCAGCTCCGGCGCCCATAGCGATTGAACGCGTAGACGTCCGTGATGCGCCCCGGACTGTTCTGGTCGCGGTTACGGCCCAGCGCGGTGATGTCCGCGTCGAGCTCGCCGCAGACGTTCCGGCACTCGCCGACCAGGTCCCAGTTCTTGTCTTTCGTCGCGACAATGCGCGACGCATAGGCCACGAGGTAATCGTCGAGCCGCGAGATGGTGTCGAACGACTGCCCCTCGACCGGCTGCTGAGCGTCCGGGACGTACCAGAGCGTGGACGTGTAGGCTCCGCCGGGGACAGGTAGGTACTCGATGTTGCTCTGTCGTAGCCGGTAGCTGTACGGCACGCCGGTAAAGGTCGTTGCCGGGTCCGTCAGCCCGGGCCGCTCGGGCATCTCGTAGGCGTTCAGCCAGACCTTCATGCCGAGCGCTGTCATGTCGATGCTGATCAGGCTCGCGAAGCCCGCCGGCAGGCTGTAGGTGCTGATGCCCGACGACGTCGTGATGGTCGCCGAGTCGAGGTAGCGCTGATCGGGGACCGCCTCCGTAAGCCGACGGTAGAGCGAGCCGATGGCCCGCAGGACATAGTCGTTGATGTCGGCATCCGGATGGCGCAGCGTTGCGGTCGTGCCTTGCACGTTCGCGAACTTCCGAACGGAAGCGCGGAGCTGGGCAAGCGACTGGTTGAGCGCCATCCGGATCCCTTCAGCCTTCGGGGTATTCCCCGGCCTCGGACTTCTTCACGCAGGCCTCTACGGCGCCCCGGAGGGCATCCACGGCCGCGTCTTCGTCACCGTCCGCGATCGCCTGGACAGCGAGCCGGAAGAGCTTGTCTTCCGACCCGCCGCCAGACTTCGGCGCGGCCTCTTCGTCTCCGTCCGGCTCGTCCGCGCCCACTTTGGGCTTGGGAGCCAGCATCGCGAGGAGCCCGGTTGCCATTAGCCGGTGAACCGGTCGTTCAGGGTGTCGCAGGACACCTTGATGTCGAAGAAGACGACGTCGCCGTTGGCCGAGGCGGTCGCCGTGCCCGCCGTCACGATGGACGTGAACGTGAGCGTGCCGTCCACTGCGACGTTGTTGGTCGTCAGGATCCACTCGAGGCCCGCGACGCCGGTGGCGGCGAAGCGAGCGGCAGTGAAGCCGACGACCTCGGCATAGACCTTCGGCAGCGTCACGACCAAAGTGGTCGCGGACGGCCGCGTCGGGATGGCATCGCGCGACCGGAAGGTCAGCGCCGTGCCTGCACCAAGCGTGCAGCGCACCTGGTAGCTGTGGATGTCGTACGCCGAGGTCTTGGCGTACTGATCCATGATCGGCTCAGCCATGGGTCACACCCACTCGCCATCGACGGCGATGACTCCGCCGCGGACGACCACGCCGGTGCCGCCCTTGGCGATGCTGAATGTCAGCGTCGCGCCGCCGGACGGGATGGTGACGTTCACCGGCACCTGGTAGGCCGCGAACTGCGCCGTACTGGCGCCGAACGTGGTCACCGTATTGGTGATGGTCCCGATCGTCGTCAGCGTTCCGCCCGTGGAGGCGAGCCGGAAGCTCACCGTCAGGGTGAAGTTGTTGGTGTTGTCGTTGGTGATCGCGCCGGTCACTGGCGTGTAGGTGATCTGATTCACCTGGAACGCGCGAGCGGCAGCGTTGTTCGGGGGCGGAGCAGGGAGCACGATTCCGAGCGAGGTTTCCGCCGTCGTCGTGGACGCCATGCCGTCATCCGCAGCCTTCGCCGTAGAGGTGAAGGTGTCGGAGTGGGCGAGGGAGATCGTCCCTGCCGCGGCGGCGACTGCCGTGCCCGCGGTGGAGAACGTTCCGAGCCCGCCGGCTTCCTGAATCTTGAGTGCTTGTCGGTCGGTTGCCATGATGTCCTCCTCAGGCCGTCTTCACGCGGACGTTGGCCCACGGGTTGGAGCAAATGAGCTGCTGATCGCCGACCGCTCGGATCTCGCGGCTATCCGCGGCGTCCTCGAGCATCGGATTGTCGGGCGTCGCGTCGTCGTCCCAGTGGAACCAGTCGCCGCAGGACGCCATCTTCCAGGTGTCCATGTTGAGGAGCCGCTCGACGCCGGAGGGCATCCACGGATCCGCGACGACCTCGATCGGGCCAGCAGGCCCCATCATCTTGATCGCCTCGTAGTTGAGGCCGAGGTTGATGCTCCCGAGCGGCGCCGACGGCGCCTTCGTCATCTGGAGCATGTTCGCGGACGAGAGCTCGAAGTAGAGATCCGTCCAGGCCGTGGTGTTGAGCAGATAGACGAGCCGGCCGTCGTTCTGCTGGCCGGTGTCGGCGCCCGCCTGCGCGGCGAGCATGATGCGCTGGCGCGGCGTCTTGTTCGTCAGTGTGAGGTTGACGCCAGCGAGCTGCGCCGGAGCGTTCGCGCGGGTGACCCCGAGGAAGGCGCTCGGCGTGCCGCCGGTGAGCCAATCCGGGCACCAGGCGTCGAAGCCGAAGTGCACGACGCTCGTGCCGAAGGCGCCCGCGCGGAAGAGGAAGCTCGTCGTGGTGAGCCCGGCGATCGCGTTCGACCAGGACGACTCCTTGATCGTGACGGTCGGCGCGCTGGTCGTGCCCTGGACCGAGGCGACGGTGACCTGTCCGACGAGCGGCGCGCCCGTCGTGCCGTCCGTGGTCGCGGCCCAGAGCGTCATGCCCTTGACGAGCCGGCGAGCGTCGGCGCCCTTATCGAGCGTGACAGTCTGGCTCGAGAGCGTAGACGTCGAGAGAATGCGGCCGAGGGCGCCGCCTCCGTTGCCATGGATGAACGACGAGAAGTCGTTCCGGGCCTGGTTGATGAGGCCCTTCGAGTCGCGCTCCATCGGATCGCGAAGCAGGCCCTTGTTCCCCGTGAACTTCGCGCGACGGTAGAGGTCTCCGCCGATCGAGAAATTGCCGAAGTAGCTGGCGAGCTGGACCTGGAACTCTTCGGCCGTCGACGCGGTCTTGAAGAGTTTCGCGTTGCCGAAGTCGCCGAGGCCCTGCGGAGGGCTGGTGCCGACGGTGACGAAACGGATCTTCTCTCCGAAGCCCGTGTCTTTTCCAATCATCCCCAGGGCCGGCGAGGCCTTGAAGATCTGCTCCATGAACGCTTCACGCGGCCACAGATTGCGAATCAGTTTGTACGTTGAGATTTGAGCAGCAGGCATGCGAGCCTCCCGTGGGCTCGCGCTCGGCTCACATCACGTCGTCACTCGAAGACACGCCGGGCCCGCTCCTCGAAAGGCAGCGCGGCCCAGTCCGTATCATCCGAGACGACGGATGCGCGGCCTTGCGCAAGCGTGTTCGAAACGGTGGACATCGGCTTCGCTGCGCCGGGATGTGGTGGGGTGGGTGCTTGCCGTTGCTGGGGAGCGGCCGCCTGGGGCTGGCCGTAGATTTTCCCGAGGTGGGTGAGCATGTCCTCGACCGAATCGAGGACGTGTTGCTCCCAACCCGGTCCGCTCGGGACGGTGGGCGATGCGCTGTTCGCCAGCTTGAGGAATTCCTCAGGCCCGAAAGACTTCAGAAACGCCGACGAGTGGGGCGCCTGCGCCGCCGCGCGCTCGGTAAAATGCAGCATGGCGGAGCCGCGCTCCATCGCCTGAGCGACCTGCTTCTCCTGCTGCAGGTCGCCGGTAATGCGCGCGATGATCGCGTCCTGATCCGCGAGGCGCTTCTCGAGTGCCGACACTTTGGGGTCGATCGTCTTCTGCGCGACGTGCTGGGCGATCAGCTCCGGATTGGCCTCCTGATCGCGAAGCCATTTGCCAAGCTCGGCAGGCGTGACCTGCATCCGCTTGGCGAGCGCGAAGAAGCCGGGGGCGTCGAGCGTCGTCGGGTCCACGCGACCGGTGAGCTGCGATTCCAGCTCGGCCGCTCGCCTCTCGGCGGCTTCGGCCCGCTGCTGCGCCTGCTCGGCGGCGCGGAGCTTGGCCTGATAGTCGACGCGCTCGCGCTCTTTGGAGAGCACGGCATCGAGCTCCTTGCGGCGCTCGGCCCGCTTGGCTGCTTCCCCCGAGTCTGCGGCCGACCCATCGGCAGGAGCAAGGGGGGATGCAGGGTCGGCCGCAGACTCGGAGAAGGCCGCGGCGGCACGGTCTTCATAGGGCGTGACGACAGGGGCGGATTCGGGAGTAGCCGCGGCGGGTGCTGCGCCGGTTTGCTGGGGCTGGTTCACTTCATGGCTGGTCTTCTCGCTGGACGGTCAGGCGGCCTGGGCCATGCCTGGGATGGGTGGGAGCGGGGGAGCTTGTGGGGCGGCCGGCATCGGGCTTCCCGGAGCAGGCGCGAGCGGGCCGGTGCTAGCCCCCGAGGCCGGCATCGCGGGGGCGCCCGGCGCAGGCGGAGGCGCGAGCTTCTGCATCTCGACTTGGCACTGCTTCATGTAGCGCTGGAGCAGATCGAGGTTGAACTCGGGCGCGCCGTCGAGCCACGCGCGGTTGTAGCGCTGCTGGGCGCGCTTGGCCGACCAGGCATAGTCCTGGTAGGCGCTCGGGGCGAAGAACGCGGCTTCGCCTTCCTCCTCCTCGGCATCGAGCATGCGCTGAAGGATCTCATCGACCACGAGCTTGTCGGCCGTCTCGAGGTCGAGCTCGGCCTGGAGATCTGGATCGTCGAGCAGACGATAGAAGGTGAAGTCGGTAATCTTGCCCGACTCCCAGAGCATCATGAGCTTGTCGAGCTTGCCGCCGATCTGCGTCGACAGGAGCGACCTGGACTCCATCTTCAGCTCGACGCCCTCGATGTAGACATCGGACCAGCGGAGCCGCACGAGACCGCCCTTCATCGGGACGGTCACGGCGTGATCGCCATAGGCCTCGGCGATCTGCTTGGCGCAATCGAGGAACCGCCGCCCCAGCTCGAGGCACCAGTCCTCGGAGGCGCGGCCGAAGATCATGAATCGCTCGGTCTCGATGTCGTCGAGCGTCTGGAGCGCGATGCCCGCGGTGATGCCGGCCGGCTTCTGGCTCTGGACCGACATCTGCGATAGGCCGGATTCGTTCAGCGCATCCTGCGTCAGCTCGCGCGGACGCTGGCGAAAGTGCTCATTGACGAGGTCGAGCTGAAGCACCTCCGGCTTGCCCCCGTTCGCGTGCCGCATCACGTGGATGCCGTTCATGAACTCGGAGTCATGCACCTTGGCGCCATCGGGCGTCGCGACGAAGACGCCAGACAGGCGGTACATCTCCGCCAGCCGCTCCGTCGACATGTTGATCTCGTATTGGTAGCCCTCGAGTTGCTCCACGAGACCATGGCCCCAGCAGCCGACGATCGCATCGTTGTAGGCGAGGACGACATACGGGAAGTAGTCGTATTCCCACGGCTCATCGATGAGGGTCCCGGCGGTCGTGACGACGACATGGCGACCGGTGCATTTGTGCTTCCGGGGCTGTTCGCCCTGGTCCGCAGGCTCTGCGGTCGCGGGCTCATCCTCGTCGTCCCGGTGGCCCTCTTCCTCCTCCTCGCGGTCGATGTCTTCCGCTTGGACGTGTTCCTCCGGCCGGTCGCAGAGGTGCCACGCTTCGATGATGTCGACGCGGGCGACCGTGCAGCCGCCGCCGCCGTTCATCATGTCGTAGTGAAGGTCGAAGCGGCCGGCGCCCTCGATGGCGTCGCGAACCGTGCTCTTCCACCCGCCGCTCTCGGTGCGCGCATACTGCTCGAGCAGAACGCCCTTGTCGATGCTGCGGCAGTGGTAGAGATTCCGTGGGCTGCCGTAGCGCGCGTCCCACTCATCGGCGTAGAGCTCCCAGGGGAAGGCCCGCTCGGTCTTGATGCGCCGGCCCTCCGTCCAGACCTTCAGCGCGCCGCGGCCGAAAATCTGCGCATCCCGGAGGATGACCTTCATATGCTTCTCGAAGATGCGCTGCCGGTAGAATTCGCCCTCGAGGAACTGCGTCTGCTTCTTGGCGCGCTTCTGGTCCTTCCATGACCCGCGCGTCGTCAGGACTTCGGGGAGGTTTCGGTGCTGCCCGATCTTCGCCGTAAGCGTATCGACCGCCTGCCGGCAGACGTTGTAGGGCATCGTCGCCGGCCCGTATTCGCAGCCGCGCTGGCTGTTGCCGCGGATGCCGGGCCTGTCGGAGGCGCAGTAGAGGCCCGCGTGGTACTCGTCGGAGTCGACGCGCCACTCGGATTCCTCGCGCACCATCCGGAAGACGGGCACAAGCGTGGTATGCACGGAGCCCTTCGGCTCGGCGAACCACCTGGCGGAGATGGGAGCGTTGCTGGGATCAGCGCTCGCCAAGCTTCAGCAATGGTCCCCCGCTCGACGCGGTGGCGATGCGGCGGCGCTCTTCGCGCGCACGTCGCTCCACTTCGGAGGGGGTCAATCGCTGGGTTGGCTCTTCGGTAATGCTGTCGATGGGCAGCGGGGCAAGCTCGATGCCCCATGCCTTCACGGCGCCGGCCTCACGCATCGCTGCGCATCGCGCTCGGAAGTCGTCGAGGCTCATCTCGTCCGTCTCCACTCGACGGAATCTAGCTGAGCGTCAGTCGCCATGCAATGCCTCCACGAGGCGCCGAAGCGCCTGCTCGCCGCTGTTGCCCTTGTAGATGGCGCCACCTAGGGCGTCATGCCAGGCGCACCAAGAATCGGCGCGATCGGTGCCATCCCAGGTGAAGTGCAGCATGACCGCGCGGCGATTGCGCTGGTGTAGCAGCGTCTGGCCCTCCTCGAGGAGCTGCGCGAATGCAGATCTGCTCATCGCCGGTGCAGATCCAATTCCAACTCCAGTTCCCGGATGCGTTCCGCTTGTCGCAGATTGCAGGACTCCGTGTCGTTCATCGGTTCCTCCATGATGCGCGCGCGCCCCTGTCCATAATCTGCCCCTTCGGCATCCACGCCGGCCGTTCCTGATCGCGAACGAGCGCCATGCGCCGCCGCTCCTTGGCCTTCGCCAACCATTGCTCCGTGCCCTCCTCGGGCCTCGGCGCCGGAATAGCATCGCCGCTGACTTGCCATACCGCCAAAACGAAGGCCGCCGCGATGTCGCCGTGACCGCCCTTCGCCCACCGCGGGTGCGAGATGCTGATCTGTCCGCCGCTCGTCGGCCGCCCATGCACTTCGCGGAGCTGCTGGACGAAGCGCTGCATGAAGTCTAGCTGCTTGCCGTGGATCTTGATGCGCCCCTGCCGGAGCAGCATCCGCGCGCGGCCGTAGCTATCGCTCGTCGTCATCGGCGCCGCAGCAAAGACGAGGCCGTGCTCCGTGAGATGCTCGTCGATGCTGGAGCGCTCGTGGCCGTCGGCCATGACATAGAGCGCGCTCGATGCCTTCACCTTGGCCGCGAAGCTGGCCACGGTTTGGCTCGGCTTCAGCGGCTTATCTTCGGTCGGCCGCTCCTCGGCGCCGTCGAAGACGTGGATGGTCTCGCCTCGCAGGGCCACGAGGATCAGCGCCGAACTATCTGAGCGGAAGCCGAAGTCAGCTCCCGCGCCCGGGATGTCGCCGGGCTCGAGCTCGAACGGCTCATCGGTCAGCGCCTCATCGATGCTCGCCGGCTCGAAGAACACCGTGGTACCCGACGTCATGAACTTGGCGCCATACTCGCGGGCCGCGTTGTCGGGATCGCGCGCCTCCTCGCGGGCCACGATGTCGCGCGTCAGCTCGGAGTCGTGAAGCACCAGCGTGGGCGCATGCACGACGAGCGTGCCCTCCGGCTTATCCTTCCAGAGGTTGTACAGCAGCCCCGTCTGAGCCCAGGGCGTGGACGCGACGATGACCTGGCCGCCGGGCAGCACGCGTGCCGTGGCGGAACGGAAGATCTCCTCGTCGTTCACCTTGTAGGTCGAATCGCGGAAGAAGGCGCACTCGTCGAGCGCGAAGTCGGTGAACCATCGCCCGCGAGCGGCCGTGCCGCCCATCGTCGCTACGCCGGTCTCGAAGCTCACGAGCGCGCCATCAGGGCGCCGCAGCGTGAACTCGTCGACGCGGGGCGAGCCGTGGAGCATATGCCGCAGCGGGCTATTCATGACGGCGCCGAGCGCATAGCGGAACACCTCCATGCGCATGTCGTCGCGTGGGGCGATGATCATCGCGACCGCGCGTTGTCCCGGTGGTAGTGCCGACACGTCGCGCATGAGCATCCCATGCACCAATCGTAGAGCCACAAGCACATAGCTCTTGCCGGCTCGGGCTCCGCAGACAGCGGCGACAACGGGGGGGCGACCGCGCCCCATCGGCAGATCGCCGAAGAGCGCCGCGGCGAGGCCTCGATCCACGGGCTCAGCCACATCATAGGCCACGCGACATAGCTCGGCTTGTCCGGGTGTAAGCCGCACGCCAGCCCAGGCACAGAAGCCAAGGAAGGTAGGCGGGACATCCGCGTCAGTGACTGCTGGAGCCTGCCGGCGCAGGCTCTTGATCAAGGACATCCAAGACCTTCCGGTGCAACTCCGGATCCCTCCGAAGCTGCGACGTCATCATGTCGACTTGCTCGGCGACCGTCTGCTTGACGCGCGCGCAGAAGCGCTGCGGAAAGCGGCGCTCGAGGATCCATGCCTTCGCGGTCCAGACGTCTGCGCCCGATACGCCGACGACGGCGGCCTGCGCGCTTCGGATCTCGGCCAGCAGCGCAATCTCGGCCTTCGCCTCCTCGATGGACATGCGAGCCATGAAGCTCGCGTAGGGCTCGACGCCCTCCTCGGCGCGCTTCTCCCAATGGTACAGGCTGTTGCGGTGCATCCCGGCGGCAGCGACCGCTGTCTGGCGATAGTTGCCGGCGCGGATCGCCTCGAGGATGATCTCCTGGACCGCTGGATCTTCGATCGTCGGTGGTCGGCCCGCGGGCATCAGTGCCGCTTGCCCTTCCTGCCGATGTGCACCACGGCATCCGGCTCTGCGATCGCCTCCTGGCTCGCCGATCGCACATAGCTGTATCCGTAGCCGCCAATGGTGATCGGCTCGCTCATCGTCTCGTGGCAAAGCGTGAAGGTGCCCGGCAGCGTCTCGCGGATGTCCCAGCCGTCGTCCTCGTGGAACGCCTGCTCGCGGCTCGTCGACGGGCCGCCGGAGACGGGCACGTGCCCATGCACGACGATAACATCGTCGAAGGTGATAGCGCGGATCTTCATCGGCACTTCTCCTCGCGGTCTTCCCATTCGCGCTTCATGCGCTCGTACCATTCCCAGCTCTGGCCGAAGGGCACGCGGTCGCCGTCGAAGATGAGCCCGACGAGCCAGCCGTATGACAGCGCCGTATGCCCGATGTGCTGGCCATCCTTCATGCCGCCCCCCTCAACTTCGCCCGCATCGTCGCCGGCATCCATTCGGGGCGGTGGATATCCGCCATGTGCCCGAAGACCTGGGCGAAGATCCGCTCGCCCGCAAGGATCTGCTTCGAAGCAAGCTGCAGCGCCTCGAGCCACCTGCGATCGCGCTCCCAGCGCCGCGCCAAGGTCAGCTTGCGCAGGTCCATCAGATCGAACGTGGACCGCAGCGCCTCGTCGGCCATCATCCCCGGAGCCATCGCCTCCACGAGGTCGAGCGCGAACTCGCCGCCCTGGATGGGCAGCAGATTCCGCTTGATGCCGACCCAATGCACGCGCCCGGGAGAGGTGCAGGTGTAGGCCAGAATGATCGCCGGGCCCTTCTCGTAGGTCGGCCGCGACGGATCGCAGGCCACCTTGACCGAGCCAGACCGAACCAGCGCCGTTACGATGGGCTGGAAAACCTTCCAGTACCGAATCTCATCCGGGTGCGAGTCGACGCAGGCGCTCGGAAAGCCGAGCTTCTGCATATCGTGGCTGTGCGCATACGACTTGAGCCACATCGACACGAGGCACGCCTCGTCCTCGGGTAGCGCGTCGCGGATGGTCCAGTCCGTCACGACTCAGGCATCGGCACTCTCGCTGGTTGGACGACCTAGGTCGCAATGGAACAAGTATCAGGGATGACGTTGTTTGTCACGCCCAATATTACTCTGACCTTATTGCGTAGCGATTGCTGGGCCGCAAAGGCACCTAGGACCGCGTTTCGGCGCCCAGGCCTCCGACGTCAATTCGGCAGCAAGTCGACCCGCAGGACGTCAATGCGTGCCACGGTGCGGCCGTCTCGGTCCCGGACGACGATCGCCTCGTCAGTCGAGCGCGGATTCGCCTCCCGCGGGCGGAGCGTGAGAGTCGGCGGCAGCTTCAGCGATTCGGTCGTGGGCGACATGGGCGCCTCCTTTCGGGCGGCCCGTGCTTTTCCCTTGTGGTTCCGAGCCGCTGGCTTAGATGTGAGGCGTTTAGCCGGCATTTGCAAGGCTTTCTGCGCGAATGATGGTGATTTCCACGGCGTATTGCCCGCGCTTTCCGCGGCGCTGGTCGTAGCGCCAGGTCACGCGGGGGTCGCGGTCGTCGATGCCGAGCGCGTCGGCCACGCCATCGCGGCATGCTTTGAGCGCGCCGCGGAGGTTGTCATCGTCCAGGAGCCCGGAGGAGATGCGGGTCAGCGTGACCACCTCGGCGTCGTTGTGGCGGCCAAGGAGCGCGCGCCGTGTCATGGCGGACCGCAGCCGAAGCGCGACGATCATCCGTGCGCGCTTCGTGCGCTTTGCCCTGACGGCCCAGTGGTCGCGCTGGTTCGGCTCGGAGACGGTTCGGATGGGGATCGTGACGCGGATCATCGGCGCCCCGCGAGCCGGAACACCGCGGCGTTTTCGAATACGCGCCGCGAGATGCCGCCGCCATAGCGGGCGGAGATCTCCTTCGGCCCGACGCCCGTGGTCACCCAGGTCGGTAGCGCCTGTTCGTGGCGCTCGTAGAGCACCTCGCCGACCGCCGAGGCATATCGCGGGTCTTCAGCGCCCAGCTCATCGAGCACGAGCAGCGACGCCTCCAGGCACGACTCGACCAGCGGCGCCTCGCCCTCGCCGAGCGGCTGCCCCGCCCGCGCCTTGGCCAGCTTGTGCGATGACGTCCACCGGAAGCCGCGGAGGGCACGCGTTGACGTGAAGCCCCGAGCCTTCATGCGGAACATGGCGGCCAGCATCGACGTCTTGCCGGCGCCCGGCACGCCGAGGCAGGTAACCCGAGCCTCGCCGAGCGAATCCCGCGCCTTGGCGATCGCATCCTCGCCGACCAGCTCCCGAAGCCATCGGGCGTCGAGCTCGGCGCCCGCGTACGCGGGGGGCACCCTGGCAAGCGTCTGCTCGATGGCCGTCCGAAGCGCGGCGGCATCCCGGCGATCCGCCTCGGCCTGCCTGGCTTCGTCTTCCGCCGCGATCCGTTCTGCGTCGACCACTACGCGCTTCGCCACCTCGGGCGCCAAATCCTCCAGCTTGATCATGTCCCGGTGTTCTTTCCGACGTAGTCGTCCTGTAGCCACGGGGCCGTCAGGTCCGCGGGCTGCTTGGTGATCTCGGCGGGCTTCTGCGCAAGGCCGCGCGTGGCGAACTTGGGGGCGTTCTTGAGCCAGGTGCGCCAAGCGGCCGACCAATCGCAAAAACCCGAGTCATGCTTCCGGTGGTAGTCCAAGAATCCTGTGAACTCGCCATGGCCGATGGGGATCGCCCACTTGTCCGACCAGTCCCGGATCTCACCGGCGCTCGCCCGCGACTCAGGGCAAAACGTCTTCGGCTTCTTCCGCCTGCGCGTCTTGGTCACCTCGCCAGGCTCGGTCGGAGGCGAAGCCGGTCCCCCCACCGTAGGTGGGGTCTCTGTTTCTCTTGGTACGGGTACGGGAACGGGAACGGGACCATGCGAAGACTCGCCGAAGATCCGGCGAAGATCCGGCGTGTCTTCGGGCGAAGATCCGGCGAAGGCGCCGCTCGTCTTCGGGCGCGATTCGTGCGAAGACTTCGCCCTGACGCGCCCACGCTCGCGTTCTGCAAGAACTTTTGACTTGCTCGGGTTGTAGTCCAGGAAGTCGTTGAGCCAGTAGCCCCCGGACTCGAAGTGCCAGAGCTCGCACTCCACGAGCCAGTCGGCGACGTCCATCGCATCGACCGCCGGGAGCGCGGGGTCCTCGCCCCTGTCGTGCTGGCTCATGCCGTACTGCGACATGTCGAGCAGGCAGGCGACGCGTCCGACCGGGATGAAGCCGTCGGTCAGGTTTCGGCAGCACCACGTGATCGCGGCGACATGCAGCGCGAAGCCGATGACGCCAGCGCGGGCGATCTTCGGGTTGTCCAGGATGCAGTCATCGAGCTTGGCCCAGACCATTACCCCACCCCCGGCAGTTCGCGGTGAATGCCCGCTTCCTGCGCCAGCGCGATTGCGTCCGCCTCGGCAGGCGTCTTCGCGACTCCGCCTCCGAACCACACGATCGCGCTGCGCTCGAGCACGCGATCTCGCACGTCGGCCCGCAGCTTGCGGATGGCGGCCCAGGCCCAGTCTTCCATGCCAGCAGGGCGGTTCATGGGAGGGCCCCGCTCGTGACCCGGCGGAGCGGGGCCATCACGTCGTCGTCGGAGTCAGGGGCGGGCGGGGTGCGATGTGTAGATCGTGGATCTACACCCCACAAAGGCCGCAAAAGGGCCTCGTGGTTCACCCGTGGTTCACGGGCCTTTTTGACCCACGACGTCAGTCCGTAAAAACAGGCTCGAAGTGCACTTTGACCGTCCGGCCTTTTAATCCGTAGGTCGCGGGATCGTGCCCCGCTCGGCCCACAAGGAAACATCATGTTTTGCCTCGTTTCGTCTTTCGCTTAGCCTTGCGGCGTACCGTCTTTTTCAGGGGTCGTTGGTTCACGGATGGTTCACGGAGGGACGCCTCGAGAAGGGTCTCCAGAGACTCGACCGTCTGCCGCCCATAGACCTTGTCGACCATCGCGGTGGTCTTGTGGCCTAGAAGCTTGGCGACGATGTGCGGCGGGACGCCGGCCTGGACGAGCAGGCTGGCGAACGTCCGGCGCAGATCGTTCCAGGTGACCTCAGGAACACCTGCTCTCTTGCAGGCGGCGATGATGTCGCGGCGCGCGTTCGGCCACTTGGCGAACGGCGGCCCCGGTGGGACCCACATCCAGAGGGTCGTCATGGGCATCGGGATCGGGATGGTCCGGGCCGATGCCTCGGTCTTGGTCCCCCGGATGCGGACGCGCCAGCGCTCGATGTCCACATCACCGGCCTCGGCGGCGAAGACCTCGGCTCGGCGGGCGCCGGTCATGAGCGCGAAGGCGACGGGCTGGCCGCGGTGCGTCCCGAGCTCGCCGAGGAGCTCGGCGATCTGCTCCTTGGTCAGGATGGTCTTGCGCGGCTCGTACTCTGGGCCGAAGTGGTCCGGCTTGAGGCTCGAGGGGTCGCGACCGAAGCGCTGCGCGCGCCACGCGCCCTTCAGGATCTGCCGGAAGGTGACCCACATCTTGTAGAGCTCCGACTCGCTGATGGACTTGCCCCGGTCTTCGAGGAACTCCGCGCGGCGCGTGTCGAGGAACCCCTGGAACGTCCCGGGGCCGATGTCGGCCAGTCGCAGCGGCCCGTGCTCCTCGAGCACGCGGCAGAGCGTGCCAGCCTTCTGCCGGTACATGCTGAGCGTCCCAGCGGCCATCTTGCCGCGAGCGACAGCGCCCTCGCAGCCCGTCAGGAACCGGTTGGCTTCTGCGCCGAAGGTCGCACTTTGCGCCGCGGCGTAAACGGGGTCGGCGCGCTCGCGCTCCCATCGCGCGACGACGATCTCCGCGGCGGACTTGGAGCTACACCCGGTCGATCGCCGGATCGTCCGCTTGCCCTCGGTCCAGGACGCCCACCAGACACGACTGCCGTTTCGCTTCGTTCGCGCGTAGAGCCGCATGGCAGATTCCGCCCTTCCAGGTACTCGTAGAATTTGCTCTCGAGCACGCGCGCCATCCCGGGGACGTTCGCGCGGCCGATGAGGTCGATCGTCTGGTAGGCCTTCGTCAGACCGCACTGGAGGATCGCCATGACGTCCTTGACGGTCAGGTAGCGGGGCGTGGTCACCGATCCACCCCGATCCACGGGCGAAGGAGTCGGCCGACGACCCAGCCGATCGCGAAGGTACCCGCGCATGCGGCGAGAATGGTCACGGCCTCACCCCGGCCTTGCGGAGGACGGCGACGATCTGGCGCCGGACGTCGGGGAACATGTCCGAGTCGTCCAGGTCCAGCAGCAGCCGCGCCATCTCGGGGGCGCAAGCGGCGAGCTGGGCGTACGCGTCGGCTTCGTCGTCGATGCCGATTTGCACGCAGATCTGCTGGCCGTCGCCGAGGTGCAGCTCAGCGCAATTGCCGGTTTGCGTGTGCGTGGCGTAGCCCCAGCTCTCTTCCCAGGGCTTCACTGAACGGCCCCGATGGCACAGACCACGGCACGGGCGCTCAGCGATCTGTGCCACGCTGAACACGCGCAAATTCGCGGCCGTACAGTCTCGACAGCGTTAGCTCGAGCATTCACGTTGAGCCACATCACGATGCCTCTCGTGCGTGCAGCGACGTGTCCTCGATCGCTAATTTTGTCGTCGATGCCGGCGGACGCGGTTCATGCTTGCGCCGCTTCACCGGACACGACGCGTCCCAGGACGCGAGTGGGATACCAAGGATGTCCAGCAGCTTGGTTGCCTGTTGGCGGTTGGCCTTGCGGTCGCCGTAGAGCAGCCTGGAGACCGCCGCGCTGTCCTCGCGCATTTCGGCGCCCAACCTCGCGTCGCTCCAGCCGCGCTCGGCGAGTGCGGCCCAAATGAGCGGAACCGCCGCAGATCGCTGCGTCCCCAGCGCGGTGCGCCGTCGAGAAAATTCACCCATGGGCGACAGCTTGCTGTCGAACGACAGCGCTGTCAAGCGACACGTCTTGTCGAACGGCAGCAGTCCGCTACCGTCTGTCAGTATGAGTGCGTCAACCCCTGGAGAAGAGTCGACTTTGGGGGAAAGAATGCTTATCGCGATTCACAAGGAGCGCCACCGTGGCACGACGGCGGTGGAGAACGCCCTCAGGCTCAAGCATCCAGACGTGTGGAAGACGCGCGGGTTCGTCAGCAGCTATGTCAACGGCCGACGCGGGACAGCTCGACCGGATCCGAAGGCGATCAAGCTCATCGCTGAGTTCCTGCACGTCTCCTTCGAGTGGTTGCTCATCGGCTCGGGCTCGATGCGGCGAGGTGGTCGCGGCGAGACGCCTGCGGAGGAGGCAATGTTCACGGCGCGAGACTGGGGGATTCGCGGTGATGCATGTGATATCGCGTGGGACCGCAACAAGGACCGCGAGAATGGGATGACGCAGGAGGAGTGGTTCGAGGCCATCCGAATGGAGGCCGAGCGACTTGAGCGCGCTGGCGTGCCGCGGCCGGAGAAGACGGTCGCTGCGATCGAAGCGCAGGGGAAGGTGAGGCGGCAGAAAGGCCGCTTGGACCGCGCGAGGAAGAGGGGGCCCAGTGTCGATGTTCCGGAGAGTGATCGCGATCTGCGTGCCATTGGCGACAAGTAGCTGCTCCGGCGGCTCGGGGCAGACGCAGGCGGACTGCGACAAGCTCGCGACCGAGATCCGGAATGCTGCCGTGCAACGAAATATCCCGGCCCAAGGCGCCTGCGAGCGAAACATCCCAGACCTCGCGCAGGCCTGCGCCGACCTAGCGGCCTGCAACGCCGCCCAGAAGTAGCGCGGTAAGTGGCCGCAGCCCCTTGGGCTTTCGGCTTTCTTTTGCGTCGACGATGCTGTCACTTGACAGCGCTGGCGAATGACAGCATAGTCCCAGCACGATGAACGACGCCGATACAGACTCGACGCGACCGCCCCGAACCATCCTCCCGCCGCGCCCCACGCTCTTCCTGCCGGCCGAGCCGCTGGTCGACGTCGCTGCCGCCTGGGCGACGCTGCTCGACGCTGAGCGCGAGCTGACGCGGATCCTCGGCACCTACCGCGCGCGTGGTGGGC